AGACCACAGCCCAACGTTTGATAACATCAGTATCAAAGTAGATACGATGATTCTTGCACGTACAGCCACAGCGCTTATCGACGACTTCATCTCAAGCTTAGATGTGCGTATGGAAGTGGGCGCAGAGCATGGTAAAGAAATTGGTATCTTTACAGACCAAGCGTTCTTAGTACAAGGTATCAAGGCGGCACAGGTAACTGTAGTAGTACCAGTCAAAGACCCTGCAACAGATGCGGTAATCGGTAGCGCAGAGAAAGGTGGTTGGGCAGACCGTATCGTATCAGGTTCGGGCGCACCGACAGGACCAGCTAAAACCATCACACGCTCAGCACCAATCGGCTTTAAGGGTGCAACGACAGTACAACTTGGTGAAGTAGGTGACGAGAACGACCCAGTCGCTCTAGAACTTGCTATCCAAGACATGTGTCAAGGCATTGAAGAGAAAGATGTAAGTTTAGATGGTGCAGTGATCTTACTACGCCCAGCACAGTATTACACGCTATTGAAGAACGACAAGCTTATTAGCTCAGAGTTCTCTACAGGTAATGGTGATTACGCTAAAGGTGTAGTATTGAAGTCTAACGGTGTACGTATCGAGAAGACTAACCGCTTCCCGAAACATTCAGACGTAGGCAAAACACACTACCTATCAAATGCGGGTAACAACAATGCGTACGACGTAACTCGTGTAGACGCAAACTGTGTGTGCGTGTTAATCATGCCTAAGGCATTGTTAGCGGGTGAAGCAATCCCACTAACGTCTGACGTACACTACAACAAAACAGAGTTGCAATGGTTTGTTGACAGCTACCTATCATTCGCGGTTACACCAAACCGTGCAGAAATGGCAGGTGCTATCTTCCGTGCAGACTTAACTTCAACCACAGAGTTTGGTAACAGTTAATAAGTGATACCTTCAAGGACATTCATATGAGTGTCCTTCATAGGTATACATTTCGTATATCTAAATCTGATTTGCAAATAGGATTTATTATGGACGAGTTAGAAGCAATGAACATGTTGCTAAGAGCAATTGGCAGCTCTCCAGTAAACAGCTTAGAGACACCACATCCAGATGCAATAAACGCAAAGGCCACCCTAAACAGATGGCGTAAGCAAGTACAAGCTAAGGGTTGGTGGTGTAATGTTGATTACACAGTAACATTCACAAGAGATGCGGTAACGGGAGAGATACCCGTAGCAACGCATATTACAAAAGCAGTATTCCAAGATTCCAGTATTGTAATCCGAGGTAACAAGTTGTACAACAAAGCGATACAGTCGTATGTGTTTACAACAAACCCAACAGCAGTTCGTATACAATACGACTTGTCGTGGGCAGAGTTACCAGCATCATTACAACGGCATGCAGCATATGCAGCAGCAGCACAGTTTGTAATGGACGAGATAGAAGATGCAGCGAAATCTTCTTACTTCAAGGAACAAGCAGGAATCGCCTATGTAGATGTTAAGAGTGACGACCTTAGCCAGAGACGTTTGAATGTCTTTGATAAGACACGTGTATACTTAGCACGCAAAGGCGTAAGACCATATTTAAGGCAGGGTTTCTAATGGCACGAGTAGCACAAGCATACCCGACGCCGATACATGGGGTTAGTACATTAGCCCCAAGAAACCGCGCGAAAGGTCAAGCAGCAGCGCAGATTAACATGCGAAGCGACCCAGTTAATAAGTTGACAAGACGTCCGCCACTAACATGGGATGCAGCCCTAGCCTTCGCAGAGGATACGGCCATAGCACATCACAGTTACTATCGTAAAGGTAAGCGTATACGTTTAGTGATAGAAGATGATGGGACAGTTAACGCATTCATAGACAACCAACCCAAGCCATTAACTGGCACACTTGGGAGCTATCGTGCAGGCGAGTTAGCCATGGCTACGGTAAATGATACGACATTTGTAGTAAACAAAGACAAAGTAGTACAACTGTCTACAGATACCGACGCAAACACCATCCAGAAAGCCGTACATATAAACGTGCTGCACGCATTGAATTATAGTACCACACTAACGGTTACTGTGAGTGATGCAAATGACAATGTCCTAGGTACATCCACAATCACGGTAGGTGACGGTATTGATGACCCTAGAGGTTCGTTAGCTGCACACGATGCAGCCCGTGCAGTAAACACGGTAGCGACAAAGATTGCAGAGCATTTAGCAGCAATAGCTGGTATCACTACGGTAGCAAAAGGCTCTAGCGTTGCCATCCAGTATGACGATAACTCAGTATGGCCAAAGGTTACAGTAGAAGGTGGTCGTGGGGATGACGTAGTTGTTATAAGCGAAACAGTTGCCAACATAGAAGGTTTACCTCTGTATGCAATTCCTGGGACACGTATAACAGTTAAACCAGACCCAGTAAGTAAAGATGGTACATACTATCTTGAAGCAGTGACACTAGAAGGTGAGAACACAGGTGGTATGCAAGAAGTCGTATGGGATGAAGCACGTTCACCAAACGAGCCATACAAGTTTGACGCATCAACAATGCCTCACACTGTGGTATACGACAATGCTACGGATAGTTTCACAGTAGGTCCGGCTACATGGTCAGAGAGACGCGCAGGTGATAATGAATCATGCCCAGTACCAAGTTTCGTAGGTAGACGACTTAACGCAGTCAGCCAGTTCCAGAAACGGTTAGTGCTATTATCAGAGAATGATGTAGCTATGACACGTACAGACAACTTCTTCAATTGGTGGAAGAAATCCGCAGTACAACTGCTGGTGACCGACCCTATTGAAGTTACGTCCAACGCAACAGGTATTGATGAATTACAGTACGTGGTAGAACACAACAGAGACCTCATGATTGTAGCGTCTAATGGACAATTCAAGATTGATGGTACGACAGGTATTACACCACAGACAGTAGCAATGCCGTTAACAACCTCACACACTATCCAGACAACTGTAGCACCAGTATCTATGGGTACGTCTGTATATATGCCAATAACATATGGCGATAGTACAGGAGTAATCCAGTATACGGGTAAACGCGACCAAGGTGACGCGGCCAATCAGATAACACATCATGTGATAGGTTATATGAAAGGTAACGCCAAGCTATTCGCAGGTAGCCCTAATCTAGAAATGCTAGCAATGACTACTACAGGAGCAGCGCCAAATGAGCTATTCATTTACGAACAGTTCACGCAAGAAGGCTCGGTAGGACAGCAGGCATGGAGTAAGTGGGTTATACCAGATGTAGACGAGATTGTGGCTTTGGACTTTACAGAGTCAGCACTGACGTTAATAGTAGCTAATTCCAGAAGATTGTACGCCAAGACATTTAATATGTACTCACGAGTTGCGACAAACACTCACGAAGTATATTTGGACAATCTGATAGAATTAGACACAAACGGTACTACCGTGACACTACCATTCCAGTACACATGGGGTGCAGAGACATTAGTCAATAAACTGATAGTAGTGATGGGTAGTGGGACAATCTATCCGCTAGAGAGCATAGGCTATACACGACACATCGATGTACTTACATTTAATGAGGACATTGGCGCAGGTAAAGTGTATGTAGGGCTACCGTTCACATCATCATATGAACCGACACGACCATTCATCGAGGATGGCTCAGGTATAGTGGTCACAACAGACCGTGTACGGATAAGTAGGTTTGTATTGAATGTTGTGGACACCGAGCGTGTGCGTATGAAGATAACGTCAGATTACTATGACTATGAAGACCAAGAAATGACTCCACGTGTATTAGGTAGTAACAAGAACCTAATAGGGACAGTAGATTTGTACACTGGTGACTATAAGTTTAGTTACTCACAGGATGCAGATTTAGCAACAGCTACATTCTACACCGACGGGTATCTAGGTATGACTATAGCAGGTATTAGTTGGGAAGGTCAGTACAGACAAAGTAGCAGGAGACTATAATGAATCTATTCGCACAGACTGCACAAACAGGTATACAGACACTGCATCTATTAGGTGGTGGCGACAACGCAGGTACAGTACAAGCGTACAACCAAGCCTATGGTTTACAGTCAGCACGTTTCGCAGCACTGAACAGAATCAATACAGCCGAAGGCAATATAGCCGCAATTAATCAGGATAGGGTACTTACTAACGTAGCTATAGAGATGAACCAGCAACAGGCTGAGGCAATGGCACAAGTCAACGCAGCGGCAGCAGGTGTAAGCGGTGGCTCAATAGATACAGTAATGCAAGGTATAGCAGGTAATGCAGCTATGGCACGACAACGTGCTAAAGCAGAGGCAAACCAGTTAACTGAACAACAGTTATCAGGTATCAACAACGCATTTATGGACTTGAAGAGTATACCAGACACACCAGAATCAGACCCATTAATGGCAGGTCTATCGGCAGGTATCGATGCCACTGTACAATACTTTACAGGCGGCAGTGGCGGAGTAAGTAACATACAACAAGGCGAAGCATTCGCTAGCCTGTGGAGAGGTTAATGGCAGAGTTCGGTTTACCAGAACGTTCGGCTATAACAGACGCTAATGCAGGTGTGGTTAATCCACCTGCTAAGCGTAGAATAGTAAGAGCAAATATAGCACAAGGTACTAAGCAGCTATCAGCATCTGACATAGGTATTGCACAGATTGGGCGTAGTATAGGTGACGCATTAGGCGCAGTCCTTGAGAAAGAGGGCGGTCGTATGCAACAGCAGAAGATACTCGATGCTGAGATACGCCAAGGTACAGAGACAGCTATTAATTCTGTAGACAAAGTAAAACAAACTACAGGATGGGAACGCGCTATATTTGGTGAAAACATTGAGTATCGTGCAGCACAACAACGTGCTGTGGAGAACCAAGTACAAGCGTCGTATCTAGAGCAGTTACATAATGTGAGTACACATGCAGGTAGTACACCTGAGCAGTACCATGAGCAACTACAGAAAGCTAACAACAAAGCATTAGAGCAGTATAAGGATGACCCTGAAACACAGAAGCTCGTGCTACGTCAATTACAAGACGTAAATAAGAAGTTAGCCAACGCACATTACAAGCAACATTACGCATATAACCAACAGCAGCAGCAAGAGACCACACGTGTCCAACTGATGCAGAGATTAGATACGTACAACTTAGAGCGCGCAAACAACATTTCTCCAGAAGAGATGGACGCACACTTACAAGAGGTAAGTAACTTCTTTACTGAGAAGTACAAGCCAGAAGGTATGGATTCAATCGCGTTCAGAGCGTTGCAGATGGAAGCAATCACCACACATATGAAAGCAGGTAATGCTGGAGCTATGAAAGCAGCACAGGCCACAGGATTCGTTAATACGTTTACTGCGCCTGAGTTGAATCAGTGGGATAATGCTGTAAGTGAGTACGACACGCACTTTAATAGACAGGTTGACTTAATACGTACTAAAGCAGACATTGCATTAGAGCGAGCACAGACACCTGAACAGATTCAAAGCGTAGTAGCAAACAAGCGTAAAGAGTTATCAGAAAAGTTCAAGCTTGCATCAGGCTCAGACCGTAGCCTATTAATTATGGCGAAAGGCGAGCTGCACATGGAGCAGGGACTGACTAAAGCAGAAGTTTTGGCTAAAGCTCTACAGAAAGAAGAAGCGAAGACACAGGCGGCAGCAGACAAGAAGCTTGCAGAGTTGGAAGAACAAGTAGTGAAGGACAATGCACTAGCAGCGTATTTCAGTACGAACGAACCAGCAGTTAAAGCAGACTTGCAGCGAACCCATAACTTAACGAAGAAAGAACGTGAAGAGGGTTTTGACACACATCTGTTAGCAGGCGCACAGACATTCATTGGTGGAGACTTACCGCCTACGGTGACTGAGTATGCACAGGAGCTACAGAAGAATCCTGAGCTACAAGAGTGGACGTTACAAGAAATGAAACGTACAGGTGAGGTGTCACCGATGTTAAAGACCATCCTTTCGACAGCTACACAAGCTACTGACCGGATGTTCGACGAGAATGGTAATGTGTCAGAAGTAGGTCTACAGACAGCACGTATGGTAGATAAGTTGTTGGAGTCTCCGAAAGCAGTCGATTTGATTGGCGGTAAGGATGCACTGCGACAATGGAAGATAGTGTCATTAGGTGTACAGGCAGGTTCAGGACAACAGCACATCGAGAAGAAAGTGACAGCGTATAACCAGAATAAGGGTAAAGCTGACACAGCGGGATTCCAGTGGAAGACTCTAATCGGTGATATGTCAAGACGTGACTGGATGATGCAGCGGTTACAGAAGTTAGGTATACCCAACCCAAGTAACCAGATGATTACCGACGAGCTAGAAGCATACAGAGAAGATGTGACAGCATTTGGTTATGATACCAAAGAAGCAGACCACTCTATGAGAATGCGAGTATCTAACGGTAAGACGAAGATATTCAGCAGCACAATCTCAAATGCAGCCTACCTAAACGAAGTTACTAAGTGGACAGCAGAAGACTTCATTACTATTGCGGAAAAGCACAACTTCCTAGCAGGTAAGTATGCAGATTTAAGTGGCTCAAACAAAGAAGTTTATCGGTCACACACCCAGATACCTAACTTACGTTGGTATACTAAAGAAGGTGTGGCAGGACTATTTGCATCATCTCCGTCATCGAACAATGAACTGTTCATTAGCACAGACGAGATGCAAGAGATAGAGCGATACGTAACAGAGCGAGAAGAAGTAGAGAAAGCTACTCGACAGTTCCGTGAAAAGCGTAATCGTTCGGTAGACATAAGTAAAGTACTAACAAGATTCTAAGGCATAACAATGGCACAGATTACTAAGAATACGGATGGAGATACATTCCGTGTAGACGGTACATCAACGCGTGTCTTAGGTATCAATACAGACGAAAGTGTTGCAGTTAATGAAGACCGCAACACTCAGTCTGGTAGAGATGCCAGTGACAAAGCAAAGATTATCGCACCTGTAGGTACAGAAGTACGTACAGAAGAAGCAGGTAAAGGTAAGTTTGGCCGTACCCTAGCAGATGTAAAGATACAAACAGCAAAGGGTGAAGTAGATTATGGCTTAGTGGCGTTAGACCAAAGTATGTCTAAGTACAGCATCGAGTACGGTAAACACCCAAACCCAGAACAACACGACTTGTTCAAAGAGTATTTCTCACAGAACGCACCATACCAGTATGCAGACTATCGAGAACTGTTGGATAGAGAAGAATACGCGACAGTTGCTAAGAATATAGATGCATTCAATATAGCACACAAGCAATACGAAGATGGTGAGATAAGCAGAGAGGCGTATGAAGACGCTATGTATACTGCTTACGGTGATGGTGAGAAGGTAGCCCGATTCCGCTACCAAAACATGCAATGGCAGCGTGACTTTGATATGAAACAGTATGACGGTAGTGACCGCATGGCTTACGACTGGGCACATCAGAGTAAAGAGAATCGAGAAAAGTATGACTTGGCCATTCGTAATAGTCATACAGGTTTCCGCAGCAATCCTGAGAAAGACGTAGGATTCTGGAAATCATTAGCGGCAGGTACGGAGACGGCGTTTAGCATGTTCAATGATATAGCTGTATTAAACAGATATAAAGACTTGAGCAATGCACGTAAGTATAGCGACGACAAGTTCGATGTAAGTGATGAAGAGTTAGTCCGAGGCGTTCCACCAGAGTATCACAACTTAGTGATGCAAGAAGCCGAAGAGTATGGTGACGATTCAGCATTACAGTATCGAGACAATTTACTAAAGTCTCTACAGAATGAAGAAGACTTCAATGAGTTACCTCTAGCAACACAAATAGTGACAGCCATACCAGCTGTACTAGCTAGTCCTGTAACGTTGGCAACAGGTGGCGTTGTCGGTACAGGTGTAATAAAGGTAACTAAGACTATAGACGACATAATGGCTGTAGGTCGATTGAGGAATCTCCGTATACCCGCTAAAGTAGTAACATGGGCAGCAGCAGGCGCGTTAGAAACAGGTGCAAGCGGTACGCCTAGACTTGGAACAGACGCCAACTTCACATCAGCAGATATGTTGAATGAGATGAAGTATGGTGCAGCGTTCGGCGTAGTAGTACCAGCAGCAATGACTGGTATTAGTAACAGCGCCAAACGTCTCCAAGATTATTCAGCACGGATGAAACAGGCTCAACAGAGCATACAACGAGAGACAGAAGAGTTGGCAGGGAGGCCGCCAGTCACTCTGGAGAAGCCACGTATACGTGTAGTATCAGGTGGAGTAATAGACCCAGAAACAGCAAAAGTTAAGTCTGTACACGACATGACTCGTGAAGAGCTTGCAGCAGAATCAGCTAAACAGATTGACCACGTACTGGCAAACTTCTCAGAATTACCTTACCAAAGAGGGAAGGTGAGTGCGGCAGTGGATGTAGCTACAGCTACTCAAACAAAGAGTCTGACGCAGACCATGTTAGAATCAGACTCTAGAGTAGCTAAGTTCATCGGTTCAGAATTACTAGAACTACCAGAAGGTATTGGTGGTACGGTAGTTAGACAACCAACAGCAGCTTTGCAACAGCATAGCTTGCGTACACGGTATCTCTCCGACACACAACCGATATACCACAAACTAATTGGTGAGTATGCGGGTGAACATGGTAAACGTGGTGTAGGTAAGATGATGGCTCAGCATTTTGATGGGCAAGGCAGTCCGTTGGTCAATAAGTTTAGTCGTGATGTGGCAACAGTGCTAGAACAACGACGTCAGGGTAAGCCTGTAACAGTCAAGTCTCAAGCGGTGTTGAAGATGGTAGACGCATTTGAAAACTCTATGTCTAAGATGTTTGACGACTTAGTAGACGCAGGTGTATCAGGCTTTAGTAAAGACAGACGTGTAAAGAACTACTTCCCACAATTATGGGATAATGGTGCTATGCGCGGAGCTGTAACCAAGTATGGTGAGAAGCGCGTACAAGATGTGTTGGCCAAAGGTTACTTGGCATCTAAGCATAACGACATCGAGGATATGGTATCAGCACAATCAGCAGCTAAGTCCTTACTAGATAAGATTAAGACAGACGACCTTGTAGATGGTGCGTTACCTACTACTGTAGATGCTCGTGCCAAAGCACGTCTTGATATAGATACAACTGTGTCAGATGGTGAGCTGAGTATCATGGATTTGATGGAGACAGATTTATCCACAGTATCAGCCAAGTATGCCAACAGAGCGGCAGGACGTGTTGCATTAGCACGGAAGGGTATCACAGGAGACATGGATATTGACGAGTTGCGTAAGCGTTACATAGCAGAAGGTCAAGACCCACAGCTATTTGACGATACGATAAACTTAGTAATGGGCAGACCAACAAGAGAAGGTCTAGACCCAGCACTTAACGAAATCAAAGATGCAGTCAGTCTGAGTAAGATGGGTGGCTTAGGTATGGCACAAGCCGCAGAGATGGGTAACGTACTTAGCAGAGCAGTATTGAACTTGTTTAGTGACCCTAAAGTGTTTAAGAAGATATTCTCACTAGCTGGAGAGTCTACACAAGACAAAGCCCTTATGAGAGAGATACAAGCACTCTCAGGCATATCCAACGACGTGCACCTTCTCGACAGACAAGCAGTACATTTAGACCGTGCTGCACTGGACGAAGCTAGGAACGTACGTAAATTGGGTTACTGGATAGCAGGTAAAGCCTCATTCGGTAAATACAAAGCACCAGCAGGGTATATCCTAGGCAAGGTATCGGGATTCAACATGATTCGTAGATTTGAGAGACGTATAGCAAACGCATCTTTCTTATTAGATACAGCCAAACACTTCAAAGATGGTACTGGCAAAATGTCAGCAGCTCGTATGAAGGATATAGGATTAGACCCAGAGGATGCCCAGCTTAAACGTATCTTTAGAGATGTCGTAGAGTACGACGAACACGGTTTAGCAAAGAAGCTTAACCTAGACAAATGGCCAAAGGATGTACGTGAACGGTATCACTTAGCGATGTATCGAGACGATGCACAGATGGTACAGCAAACCATTGGTGGTGAGATGCCTGCATGGATTAACAAACCTTTAATGACAATCGTAGCACAGTTCAAGCAACAAGCTATACTTGCCAACAAGAAACAGTTAACCAGACAGATGCAATTTGCCGACAAAGAGGCTACGCTTGCTGTTCTGATGAATACTGCAATGGCAGCTATGACACGTACAGCTAAGTTTGCAACGCTAGGAACAGGTGCATACCTGTTGACAGGTGACGAGTCTGAGATAAGTAAGCCGTGGGAGAAAGACTACTTCCAAGCAGAGAAATACGTATCTACATTTGGGTTCTTCCCAGACATGGGTCATATTGCGTACAGTAGCTTCAAGGCATTTGACGAAGACCGTATGTCAGTAGAGACAGCAGCGGAAGGTATAGCATCAGAGATACCTATGTTAAGTTGGATGCGAGATTACTACACGTTAGGTACAGCAGATTCATTAGAGAAGAAAGCTGAGGCCGCTAAAGGTGTAGCTATACTCGGTAATATGCAATTTGCTGATTTAATTTATAAGGGTATAGAAGCCCAGCTAGAGGATAAATAATGGCACAGACAATACGTACGCATCTGGGTACAGGGTCAGCCACCGTATACGATGTGAGTTTCGACTTAGGTTATCTAAGTCGTGACCACATCTACGTGTACCAAGGCGAAGACTACACACAGAATCAAATAGCGTTTACATGGGTAAGCAACACACAGATACAGTGTACAGTACCAGTTAACGAAGGGTTCTACATACGTAGGGTAGTACCACGTAATGCACCGATAAACAACTATTCAGACGGTGCTATACTACGGGAGCGTAACCTAGACGCATCATTCGCACAGTCTCTAATGATACTAGAAGAGATACAAGACGGTTTCACAGGACTTGTACAATTCGACTTATCTGTACCACTAGACATGAACGGGCAACAAATACGCCAGTTAGCAGATGGTATAGAAGATGACGACGCGATTAACTTAGGACAAGCAAGGCGGGTATTCCAAGCCATTAAAGGTGGCGCAATCATAACGTACTCCGACCAAGCAGAGCCAACTGCCTCAGAGTACCCAGAAGGTACGAAGTGGTTAGTAATAGATACCAACGCAGAGTATACCCAGATGGAAGGCTTTTGGGTAGAGGACGGGAAGGTAGGTGATAATGTTGACGTAACAGCGGCTAGTCATCTTACGTTAGCTCAGGCTCAGGCGAGTGACTTGAAGGTTGGGCAGTATGTGCGGTTGACTGATTGCGGCAATACTCTGTATCAAGTTGTTGATGCTAGTGATACTGGCAAATACTATATCACAACTTTAGCTAGCGGTAGAAAGCTAGGGTTAATTGACAAGGAAATAAGCTGCTCTGGTCTCGGTATGACAGAAGGTGTTGGACAAGACAACTCAGCAGTGCTAAATGCGCTTGATACTTTCGACTGGGATTCGTTAGACGTGGACGGTTACTACGAGTTTACGTCTAATGTTGTTAATGTTATGCCTGACAGAAAGGTTAAATTACATGGCTCTGGTGAACTGCATGGCGTTAGCGCTTATATCACTTTCCAAGGTCAACTTGTTGATTATGGTCAAATTATCAGCGCGGACGCTAAAGGTTCCAAGTATCTCGCTGTCACCAACACGGCTGGCCTATCAAGCGGTGACATAATTATAATCCACAATCAAAACGACTACAGCTATTCGCCTCACAGACCCGAGTATCACGAAGGAGAGTTTAATGTAATCAAGAGCGTTGACGGTGTTAGCGTCCTCACAACAGAGAACTCTTTAAAAGCGTACTACGGGTCTTTAACAAACATTAAGATGTACAAACTAAACCCAGTTATCTTAGAGTGCGATACAAAAATAACTACTACAGGTTCAGCGATTTATGCGTTGGCCGTAAAGTATGGTGCTACATGCAAGTTCGACTCGCGTGCGAACATACGGGCAGAACTATCAGCGAACGCGGTTGGGGCTTTGTTGGTCGACAAGCTTTTTGGTTGCGAGTTCAAGGGCGGTAGATTCTTTAATGACGCTCCTGCTAACGGAACTCAATACGGCATTAATATATCAAGCTGCGCGAATGTTTATGGGTTCGGATTAGTTGAAGCTCACGCAGCTAGACACGGCATTGCTACTGGTTCGGATGGTACTTCTGGCGGAGTTCCTTGTGATAATATCTGGTTCCACAAAAGCCGTATTTCAAACGATGGGAACGCTATCTACTCAGCGGACTTCCACGGTAACACTAGAAACAGTGGTTACGTGTCTTGTGAAATAGATAATGATGTTGGTATCGGCGGCGAAAATATCACAATTGATGGCAACACTATAATCGCTAAGCGAGCTAATCCTCCGCTTGAGCTACAAGAGATTGTTGGCGGTGAAATCAGAATCACAAACAACATAGTTAAGCTTGGCGAGGGGTTCAACTTTAACACTTTAGTTGCGTTTAGCTCATCTACACTAAGTCAGAATGTTTCTAAAGACTTTAATCTGACACTCAAAGATAATGAGTTTGAACTAAACGCTGGAGTTACAGAGATTGTGACAATGCTATATAATCAAACTCTTGCAGTGAAATCCACGTTTACGTTCGACGGTTTTAGTCTGAGTGGAAACACAAGCGGGTTAACTAAGTATGCTAGTTTAAACCGTCTTGGCGCTGGTTTAAATCCGTATCAAGTTCACATATCAGAGGATAAGTTTACTCTTGATGCACCAGCATCATACGTTACTCTTTCTGGCTCTTTTGTTGGCACTAAGTTTAATCTCCCATCCCAAAGATGTCCGTCTGTACCTTTAACAATTCTGAGCGGACAGAGCGAAAGCACAAAGGGCGGCAGCGGAGATACTGGAATTTACGTATGGGATTATGTAAATTATCCATCTATACCGCATATCAGTGTAGACCACACAGGTTGGGCGAGAGCTGGCGACCCTCAATTATTCATGGCGATAGAGACTGCCGCCTCAAACAGTTGCCAGATATTCTCTACAACGGCAGCAAACTCGATGACGGTTGGGGCGGATAGAACTCTGACGATAAATGCAGAAGTCCGTTACAGTGGAGTTGTATTGTGATGACACTTCTCGCACTTTGCAAAACCACAATAAGAGGAAACTAATAAAATGAATGTATATCCAGATTCCCCCTTCGTGGGGCAAGTGGTTTCGGTAGGCGGAACCAGAAAACAATGGGATGGTAGTAAGTGGATTAACGTAACACACGGAAACCATGAACTACGTATTCAGGCAAGCGAGCGGGGTGACGTTGGTGTCACCCTAGCCGTTGCACAGGCGCTGGATTTAGACGTTGGCGATAAAGTTGTACTGACGGATTATGCAGGTGCTACTTACGAGGTGGTTGCGAATAGTGACACGGGCGGGCTATATAAGACATACAAGACAGGCTTTAAGTTTAAGTTGTCTGAAAGTATTCCTTCAACAAGACAAGCAGGACTCTTGCTAGACGGTAGTTTATCAGATATTGCACTTCTTGATTCACTCTTAAATGTGTTTAAAGAAGTAAGATTAAGCGCTGGCGTATATCCTCCGTACAACTTTAGTCAATCAGACTTGATACTACACTCAACTAAGGGTGTTGTTTTCACTTTACCGCCAAACACTGTTTCATCAATGGACACAGTACCTGTCAGCGCTATTGAGTTTAGTGGTAACAGGATAACTGTGGAAGGAGACATAGCAACAAACGGCAATAGTACAACTAATGATTCAAGCGGTTACAATCTAAGCAACCGCAGAGGTGAGTTGCACGTATCTGGCGAAGACCTAAAAATAAATGGTTGGGTGCATACACTAGATGCGCATTACGTAGGTGTCAGTTTTGGTAGTGAGCTTGACGATGCAATCAGACCACACATTGATGGTATACTAAACTACAAATCAAAAAGCTATATAACGTCGTTCTGGAGTTGTTTGGAGTGGTCAGTTGGTGTAATCAAAAATAAAGATTTAACACAGGGATTTAATAATAGAGTCTATACTGGTAACGAGTCATCATCAACCAAGGTCTGCGGGAGAGGTAGCATTGGCGCTATCCTAGGAAGAGGTACGTATTGCGTTTATGAGATACATACTGTAGGTTTACATGTTGGGTATATGGATGTGGCTGGGTGGAAATCTGAAAATACTGTAGATTTAAGTTTTGATTTTGCTAGAAGCATAGACACTAACTTTGACGCTTGGGGTTTCGGGGCGACATACTCGCAAAACTTACAAGGTGGTAATGTGGTGGTAAATGGTTACCAAGGTACTCAACCTCGCGCGGTTCAGTTGTTTGGCTGTTCAGGCTCAATCAAATCTATAACTGTAGATAATAATCAAGCAGCTGTAAGCTGTGACATATATGAGATTTCTGACGGTTTCAAAATTGGAAACTTAGATTTAAACGGCAGAGACGGAACTGCTACAGGGCTTAGGATGCAATCAGGCTTCATTAGAAAAGGTCTGGTGATAGAAAATCTTAACTCGCGCAATCATACAGGCTCTGACGCAGAAATAGCAGTATACGATCCAGAAAATATTAAAATCCTAAACGTAAATGAGGATATTAATATTTCCGCATCATACGACGAAATTAAGCGCAGAAACATTTACAAAGAGGGGACAGATTTAGTGCAAATAACATCCGCATCAGGTACAGTTACACTAGCTGCGGATAATGATACACTAAGCTGGACGCAAGTAGGGCGCGACGTGACGGTTAAAGGTAGGCTTGCAATATCATCAGTAAGCTCTGCATCAGGGGCATTAAGAATAACTGGCTTAGATAATACACCGCTAGATTTGCCCGACTCATCTAATGAAATACCAGTAACGTTGTATATCCAAGATTTAACGGGCAATCCATTAGGAGTTGTACAAGGATTGTTGGCGGAAGGGGCAACGGAAATAATTATAACAAGACTAAATAACGGAACTACTGTCGATGACGTTGCAACTTATTTGCAAGCTGGTTCTAGAATTATACTCAGTTGTACTTATAGCGTATAAACAAAGGCGCTTAATGCGCCCATTACTCGGAAACCAGAAGTTTATCCACAAGTTTCGGATTGTTACATAGTAGTACAGTAACAAACTCGTAGCCTTTCATAAGAGAGGCTACTATGATTGTTATTAGAATAGTTTTCAATCAAATTTTGATAGTCCTTATGAGGAACACACGAATCCTTCGTTGTTCTTCGTAGACAACAGGAGGATAACATGGCTAGAAAGACAGCCAATTTGACGAGTAAAGAATATACTTCAAATACAACACTACCTGCCAACACAAACCGCACATACTTTTTTATAGTAATGACAAGCGGTGCAGGTAGTGTAGAGTTTAACAATGGTGGTGGACAAGTGCCATTACTAGAGAACCAGTTTTACGAACCGTACATATGTCCGACAAGTGAGGTGACGATAGTTACTTCTGGGACATGTACCGTCGTGGAGGGTTAACTATGCCATATGGGGTTATGGGGACACAAGTGGCGCGGGAGTCTATAGGATTTGTAGACTATAACGATGCCTTAACAGCTATATCGCCGATAAGCGTACCAGCGACATTGACAGACACATTACTGACCAATGACACATTAGGCCCATTCACGAACACTGCACATTTACCAGACAATGTGACTACTCTATGGGACAGTGTGGGAAACCTTTTTGATTTCACGGAATTAGTCCTAGGCAGTACAGTAGAAATCAGGCTAGACATAGCAGTTACCACGACCAGCCCTAATCAAGTAATAGAAATAGACTTAGAGCTAGGGGTAGGTGGTACAACGTACCAAATACCATTTGTGAGAAACACATTCAAGGCTGTGGGGACACAAGAGGTAAATAGGTTTAATGGGATATACATGGGTGACACAAATACGCTTAATAATGGTGCAAGATTCCTTATTCGGAGTGACGGTGTTGCTACAGTACGTGTAAACGGTTGGTACTGTAAGATAACAAGGTAATAATAATATGAGTAACAACGCAGTAAGCAGCGTGGTAATAGGTGTACCCGTAGTAAACGAGGCAACCAACGACGGTATCATTACTGCGTTGGAACTCGACCAGCTCGTATTCATGGGTATGACATGGGGTGCATGGTTGAAGGTAGGTATGTTCATAGCATTAGTTCTACTAATCATTGAGCGCACACTATCAATCTATAACAAGTGGCAAAAGACAGAGTGACGATTATGACAGTCGGAGTATTACTAACAATAGTGCTACTCTTGACAGTAGTACATCGTATAATAATGATATGGAAACTATTAAGGAAGTAACATGCAAATCCTATTAGCAGCAATTGTAGGTCTCTTTAAGAAGTTATTCTTGAAGATGGCCACAGAGAAGTTCTTAGTGTGGTTGTTCCTATGGGCAGGTAAGATGCTTGTGGAGTCTACAAAGACCACTAAGGATGACGAGTTCTTTAAACAGGTAGAGAAGCTATTGAATGAGTAAGGCAACAGAACAAGCGCTCAGTGATTTACACGGAGCAGTTGCCAAAGTTCTAACAAAGCAAGTCCTCCGTGAAGAAGTAGTAACAGAGCTAGACGAAGAAGGTAACGTAGTAGAGACAGACGAGATGCAATATACTGCGTCACCTGCTCTACTAGCAGCAGCCATGAAGTTCTTGAAAGATAACGATATCACGGCAGACAAGAAGATAGATAAGAACATGGGCAGCTTAGCCGATGCATTATCACGGAAGCAGAAGCAATCACGACTGGTTGATGCAAGCGGTGCAGCAAGGTTATCAGTAGTAGGTGAGTAATGAACAGGCAACAATTAGATGTACTTAGCGACGATGAACTGAGGGTACTCCTAGGCGAGGAAGCAGCGGAGATAGTTATCAGGCAGCGCACAGCCGTACCAGAAGGCGAATACTCAGACGCAGAATGGGAAGAAGTGTGTAGCTCTCGTCCAGAAGTTAACCTATCCACAGAAAGATCGTTTACAGAACTAAGCCAAGACGAAGAGTTCTTGGCAGGGCTGAACGAAGTAGAGCTGGAGACAGTACAACGATGGGTAGAGATAGAAGCACTTCGTAACCACTATGAGTTATTTGAAGACTTCCTGTACGACTGTATGACAGAATTGATGGGCTTCAAATGCTCACCGTTACAAATAGACATAGGTAGATTCCTACAGTCTGACGTACAGTACGGTATGATTCAGGCACAGCGTTCACAAGCCAAGTCAACAATTGTTGCTATGTTCGCTGTTTGGCAGCTAATCCACGATTGTAAACACAGAATACTGATTATATCAGCAGGTTCTGAGGTTGCAGCAGAGATTGCAAACTGGGTTATCCAGATAATCATGAACTGGGACATACTTGAATGTATGCGACCAGATAGACAGCATGGTGACAGAGCATCATCTAAAGCGTTCGATATCCATTGGCAGCTTAAAGGTGCAGAGAAATCACCATCAGTAGCCTGTATTGGTATCACAGCTAACATGCAGGGTAGACGCGCAGACTTACTAATACCAGATGACATTGAGTCATCAAAGAACGGTACTACAGAAGTACAGCGTGCAGCATTAGAACACTTGTCGAAAGACTTTACGTCTATCTGTCAAAAGGGGCGGATTATGTACCTAGGTACTCCGCAGACAGTAGACTCAATCTATAACAACTTGCCCGAACGTGGTTACGTAATCCGTATCTGGACAGGTCGTTTCCCTACAAAAGAAGAGTTACCTACGTATAATGGAAGGTTAGCACCATATCTACAAGATATGATAGACAAAGACCCAACATTACAGATAGGTGGCGGTATAGATGGTTCACGCGGTAAACCTACTGACCCAATGTTACTAGGTGAAGAAGCTCTCACTAAGAAAGAGTTAGACCAAGGACCAAGCTACTTCAACTTGCAACACATGTTGAACACTAACCTGTCAGACGAAGAACGTCACCCGTTAAAGACGAAGAACTTAATAGTGATGGACTTCCCAATAGACGAAGGTCCGAGTGAGATACAGTGGCTACCAAGTACACCCAACCAAATAGAGATACACGGTCTAGCATGTAAACCAGAGTTATACAAGCCGTTTAGTTACGGTAGCACTATGTACAAGTACGAAGGTAAACACATGTACGTAGATACCGCTGGTGGTGGTAAGAACGGTGACGAAACAGTAGCAGCAGTTACATACTTCTTACACGGTTACGTATTCCTTGCAGAGATACTAAAGCTGCCAGGTGGGTACAACGATGAATACTACGAACAGTTGTCAAGACTGGCGTTCAAACATCAGGTAAACTCTATTGACTTAGAGAAGAACTTCGGTTTCGGTGCATTCGCAGCAAACTGGCGACCAACACTACTAAACCTATATCAACGTATGGGTAAATCAGGGTGTCCAGCTATTGAGGATGTGTGGGAATCAGGCCAGAAGGAACTACGTATCATTGATACGCTAGAACCAATAATGGGTAGACATAAGCTAATCGTCCACAAGGACGTAGTAGATTATGACCTACAATCAATAAAACGACACCCGATAGACGTACAACAGACATACAGCTTATTCCACCAGTTGAGTAAGATTACTGTAGACCACGGCTCGTTATTACATGACGACAGTGTAGACGCTGTGGCAGGTGCAGTACGTAAGTGGGTACAACACATGGCGGTAGACGAGCAAAAGCGTATCGCCCAGAAACAAACAAACGAAAACATAGCATGGTTTGCAGAATGGGGTGGTAACGCAGGTAAATACCACACCAAAGGCGTACTAGGCTTGTCATCAGACAGATTCAAAAGGAAAAGATAAATGGCAAATACACTAAAAATTCGTGAAGTAACAATTGCACAACTATGCGACCCAACTAACACAGTTAACACAATCAACCCACTCGCTGTGGCAGGTGTTAAACAAGGCCGCGCAGAAGCACTAGGCATCATGGTAGTGCGTGTAACAGACAGTGTTGCAGACGACTCAAGTGAAACAGGTAGCGACGCAGATAAAATGGCGTTGTTCGAGTCCAAAGGTCACGGTCACCCATGGACAGCAGATAAGAACAAAGAAGACAGTGTAGTATCTCGTGCATCAGCGGGAACAGGTGCAACACTGGTAGCAACATTCACAGGTACAGAGCTAACAGGTATCACTATTACTAACGGTGGTACAGGATTTAAAGTAGGCGACCAACTACCTGTGCGTGGCGGTACTAACACACAAGAAGGTTATGCTATCGTAAGCTCAGTAGGTGCTAACGGTGTTCTAACAGGTGTAACCATCGCTCGTGGCGGTAATTACTCTGTCACAAGTACCACAGTTAACGTAGGTCAAGTAGTATCAGACTCTACAGTTATCTACCCAGCATTCGATTACAGCACATTCTAAGGAGTAGTACATGGCATCACCCTTCCGTACAGGCTTTGGTTCTAAAGCAGACAGTTCTGGCGCACATCAACCAGCAATCCGTGACCTTAAACGACACATTGAGTACAATTGTCTAGGTCTAGAGGCAAAGGTAACAGCACGACGCGCAGAAATGATTAGTATCTTGCAGGCAACAGTAGACAAGCTGTTAGAAGAAGATAGTAAAACACTAGGCGACCGCCCAGCATTTGGCGCGGAAGTATAACTTATAAGGGTCGAAAGACCCTTCCAAGGATTTACCGTGGATTTTGAAGCATTCGTACCAAGAGAAACACCAGAAGAAGTACAAGCAGCAAGACAAGCTGTTATAGACGAGATTGTAGCCCGCAAAACAGAAGAAATGCGTATTGAGCTACAACAACAAGGCAGCAAGTTGGTTACACGACCAATGGCGGCACGAGTTGCGACAAACCCTGTATCACAAATGGAGTATAACTGTCGCAAATATGCGCTGTTGAATATCATTCGTAATCCAGAGTTAACAGAATCACGTTACCCGTTAGCGGATAGCTGGAAAGCGTTATACCCAGAAATTCCTTATAACGACAAGGCGACTAATTGGCCACTGTCTAAGAAGGATAGAGAAGATTTAATAGCGACAATGAAGGAAGAAGGCTCATGGAAACATACTGAGTTAACAAGAGTTAAGCACTTCATTGAGCGCATACATACCTATCACCTAGCAAACAAAGTAACCGAGTTAGAACACCGTGTAAAAGTATTAGAGCTACAGTTAGCAGACAACGGAAACATCTGGTACAAAGGTGTTGAGATAGTCAAATTAGCACGGACATTCAAAGTAGTCGTTGGCGAGACAGTAATTGAGACTCGTCATGGTACATTTGACAAGTTATTTGAGTTCCTGGGACAGATAGATGAGAGATTAGCATGACAATACATAACACATACAAAACACTTGTATACAGAGGCGTACATATAACACAGTTAAAGGCTGGTGGGAAATGGTACGCATTCTCACAACACTTAGTAATAAGCTCACAGATAGACGAGCTAACTGGCATTATAGATGACCTACTAGCTATAAATAGGGCTGGATTTCTACAAGGTGACGAACTGAGTGAGGCTATCGCAGTATATTTGGCTAATACTAACCCTACTGCATTACTCTAATTTCGTCCTCTTAGGCTGCTTCCTATCGCGTTATAGGCTAGGTCACTAATTCGCCTACTCTAGTCAATCCTTTGGTCACTTCCTTTATACTATACATCCTTATATATAGTGGAAGTGCCTGTCAATTTGACATGTCCTCTAAAACTACTCTAAATCGCATTCTATTGGTATAAGGCAATTTATGGTACTACCGTACCTCTAGGCTAATATCTCTCGTCTGTGGGCTAATTTAGTGGGTTATTTTTGATTATTTAGGTTCTGCCTTAGGGTATTACCTAACTCCCTTAGACTACCTAAGACTACCTAAATCCGTCAAAGAGAAGGAGAACAGTTGTACACAGTTATAGGGAGATGTAGGGAGATGTAGACCTGTGTGCACATAGGAATACATAGGATTAGCTAGGGTTACATAGGGTAGAGATAGGGTTAGATAGGATTACCCGAAATATTAAAAATGGGTGAGAAATATGAAGTGGCACTCACGTAAAAACACCAAAACCAAAGTCCCCCTTAGGGGGTACTTATGCCTATTCGGCAGGAAGTCACTGCGTAGACGTTGCTAAAAGCATTCGCTACGCTCACAAGGGCATTCGCTACGCTCACAAAGACAAAAAGACAAAAGAACTCGCTGCGGGCACTCGCTCGGATAAGGAGGTCGCAACAAAAAGACGTTGCTCCTTTTGTCTCCTTATTATGAAGCCGTGCTAACAAATAGGTGAACAGGGCAAGCAACATACGCGCTGATAGAGCCAACACGTGCTGAAACAAGGGTGCACACAGTGTAAACAACCTTTGCGCTGATAGAACCAAGGGTAAACCTGTGTGAACAAGGGTTAACGCAAGGTATAACAAGGCAGTAGCTGTAATAAGTTATTGTTAGTTGGTTGTTAGTTAGTGGTTGTAGGTGGTGTGAGGTGGTTGTGGAATAGTGTGGACATAGACGCTTAGATATGTCTCTTTTTATTTCTTACATCCATTACATTAGAACAACCATGGTGCACACAGACAGCACATACAGCCTGTTAAACCAAGGGTAAATCAAGGTAGTACACAGTAGTATCAAGGGTGCACACAGGTAAACCAAGGGTAGACCAAGGTTGAATCAAGGGTGCACACGTAGTAGACAAGGATTGTATAAGTTATGGAAGTTGTAGGTTACACATAGTATGTAGTTATGTACTATAGTTGTAGTAATTAAATTGTTAACCGTTAGGAGAATACCATGAGTTATTATATTGACAGTCAAGGCATCATCGTGTTCATTACACGTAAGTAGGTAGTAATGGATGCAGATGAACTAGCAAGAGCAATATCTGTTGCAATCGTGTTTAGCATGTGGCTTGTATTGTTGTGGGGTTGTGGCGGTACATTAGTGAAGACTTTAAGGTCTGTGAAGTTTACAAGACTTAAAAGACTTAAAAGATTAAAGACTAAATATGGGCTTTAACGGGCTATCCGCTACAATTACACAAGCGGCCACTTATCAACAGCGAGGTTAACCTTAGCAACAGAGTATACGTGGCGTGCTTATGTAATTCCGCTACTATCCCTAGCCTCTAGCGCGCATCCGCTTGCAACCAAGATTAAAAGAAGGCGCTGAGTGCTTATCCCAAAACCCAAGAGCTACACGATGCCAATATTGTGTATTTCACTAACCAGTTGTAGAAAGTGAATCACCACTAACACACTCGGAACTGTCCACTAGCCAATAAAGTTACACGTCTTCCCTAGAGAATACAAGGCTAAAGTGAACGCTGCGCGGCCTTGTATTATCTATTGAACACGAGTAACCAAGTTGGCAAGCGACCAGTCCCAAGTGCGAGAGGTGATAACACTTCCCACAAGCTGGAAGTGAAATTACACATATTGGCATCTAGTATCTCTAGGATTTCGGAATAAGCACACGCTTAAAGCTCCCGAACCCAGCGCTCAAGATGATAATTTCTTAGATAGGTGATGTATGCAAAAATTGTACAAAGTACCAAGAGCGACAATAGGCCGCAGCTTGTGGAAGCAGGTATCGAAAACTCGTTATATCAACGAGGAATACGTGTTAAACATCTGTATCATCGTATTCTTTATGTATGTATTACTTGCTTTCGTGACATCCCTAGCAACTATTTAACCTGTGAGGCATCAAAATGACTAATTCAACTGTTACATTAAACGCAGCAAACGAAGCGCTATTGACTGAGTTTGCACAGATTCAGCAACGTGTTGACGCGAACCAAGCTTGTGCAACATTGGAGCAAGAATGCGAGTATTTATACGCTCGCGGACAAGAGCGTCTTTGGCTTCAGGATATGGCAGGTCAACTAACAGGGCCATTTATTGGTCGTATTGAGGACGTTGTTCCAGAGTGTAACATTTGGGTTTACCCAGAAGGCACGACAAAGCGCCAACAAAGTTTGAACGCATCATTGAAAATGGTGGCTTTGCACAGCTTGTTAATGTCAGGATTCACAGAGCCAAAGACAATCAGTACAGCTTTGCAGGGTTGGATTGCAGACGATTCAATCAGCATTGAATTAGACACGGACGCAGTAGCGCTTGACCTAGTAACGGCAATGATTAAAGCCGAGCTGCTAAATAGCGAAACTGGTAGAGCATTGACGGAAGACGGTGCGTTCTACGAAGCATACGGCGCTACGCCATACGTGCAAGATTTACGCGTAAAGACTATGCGTAATTTGTGGGAACGCGCGCAGCCAAGAATGCAGCCAATGCGCCACAAAATTACTTGGGTAGCAGACGGGAAAGGCAATGCTATTTGTGAGATTAAGAACCTTAAACTTGTAAAAGGCAAATCAAAGGTTTCTGAGGATTTCATCAAAGCCGCTAACTTTGCTAGTCACACAGGTTATGTTATCAATTCAACTATTCGCGCTGAATTGTCACTGTGGTTAGAAGCAGCAGAAATGCCAGAGTTACCAGAAGACGAGAAGGAAGCGCTACGAGTAGTAAATGCTCATGAAGACAAAGTACGCATTGTAGAAGAACTTATGATGTTACCAATCCATGAAACAATGTATTTTCCGCACACAGCAGACTGGCGCGGCCGTTTATATGCTCGCGGTGGTCTAACACACTTCCAAAGCATCAAGGCATGTAAAGCGATTTTTGACTTTGCTAAACCTGCCAAGATTACTGACCCGAAGGGACTGTATCTACACGTTGCAAACGCTCACGGCATGGACAAGGTTTCTATTACTAACCGAATCCAGTGGGTTCGCGAGAACATCAACGAGATTGTACTAGGTGGCCTAGCCAATGACATATACGCCAAACGTGCGGCACTTGCACTCGCTGAATACTTGGCGACAGGTGAAACGGGTGTAATTTGTCACATTGATGGAACGTGCAACGGAACACAATGGACGTCGGCTATTTACCGTGACGAGAAGACAGCCAAGCTAGTTAACGTACGTAAAAGCTCACACGATTCGTTGCCGTTTGATTTATACGGTGTAATCGCTGAACGTGCTTTGAAACTTTCGACTGGCTTAGAGCGTGACGCCCTTGAAAATTTCGGTCGCGACCTAACAAAAGCGCCAATAATGGTGCTTGGTTACGGTGCAAGCGAACAAACTATACTTACTCGCATAACTGAGTTTCTGGCAGAACGTGGACACAAGGCATCGCCTAAGAAGTTACAAAAGGCTATTATGACGGCTATCAAGTTAGAAGCGCCAGCGCTAACAAAACTAACTGATAACCTGAAACGCGTACTTAAACAAGCGCCAACACATTCCGCAACGTGGAATGCTTTCGACTTGACGGTTATCACTGAATGCTTCAACACTGAATGCTTCAACCTGTACGGCACAAAGTATACAGCGAAACTTTCTGGCAAAGCTATGGAAGACACGGACGCTTTAGCCCGTGGTATTAGCCCGAACTATGTACACTCTTTAGACAGTGCGCACGTCCGTGAAATTCTACGCTTAGCAGGTAACAACGGTGTTTACTTGTCATGTATTCATGATTCAATTGGCAGCCCAGCGAACAAGGTATTGGAGATTAACGAAGCAATTCGCACTACCTTCCATACACTTAACCAAACTGATTTGGTGGAGAATATCTACAACGCGCTTGGTGCAAGCTACACTGACCAA